CAATCTTTCATTCCAATAAGTATCTAGTTCTTTTAAACAACGTTTATTAATTTGATTCATTTTGTGGAAATAGCAGGTTGACCATGTTGAAAAATAGTATTAACAACTGCATTGACTCTCTTTGATGTACTAATACCAACTCTATCATACACTGGAATGGAGACAATGCCAAACTGTTTGTTAACATTTCCTTTCCTAATTACTCTACCAATAGTTTGACTAATAGTAGTGTAATTCATAGACCTGAGAAACAAGACTGCTTCTAGTCCATTAACATTTATGCCTTCAGATAGTATGCTATGATGTAATACAACAAATCTAGTATTATCCTTGCCCCACTGATTTAATGTATCAAAGAACTTAACTCTACTGACCTTAATTCCATTGATAACTGCACCAGTTTTAGCAGTAATATACATCCAATTATATCCTCTACTATACAATTCTGTGCCTAGTTTACTATTAGCAAACAACTGCACTATTTGTGATGTTCTTCTAGCACAAATTAATATCTTATCTACAGAATTAGAATCAATACTAGACAATATATTATCAGCATCATCTTCACAAGTTATCTTTCTATCTCTAATCATTTCACACTGGTTGACTACAACTTTAGGTGGTAGTATGACACCAGCATCTACTAACTCAGGTGCAGGAACTTGCTCTAATACTTTACCATATATTTCCTCATTATTCATGCCTCTTTCATCACTGTTACTATGATGTGGAGTAGCAGTAAAGAAATAACACCTACGATTGTTAGTGGTTGCAAAGAACTTAGTAGCAGTATGAAAATGCTTTTGCACACTATTATGTGCTTCATCAAAGTATATTGTATTAACTGGAATACTAGACTGCTGTATTCTATGCAATGAATGATATGTAGTAAATATAATCTTATTATCATTCCAATTATTTACAACCCACTCACCAATAGCTTTGGAGTTAGTTGTACTATCATGCTCAGATTCACCACTATGTACGTGCAACACCCTAGCATTATCAATTATCTTTAAGAAATCATCTGATAATTGTTGTGCTAATAATATTCTAGGTGCTACAACTACAATAGTTTGATTACCATATTGAAACTCTGATTGTGCATCTGTAATCATACACATAGTCTTACCACCACCAGTAGGCACAATCACCTGACCTTTAGTAGTATGAGTCATTGTCTTAACAATCCTCTCTTGATGAGGACGTAATTTGATCATAAATTTCCCTCAATGAATCTAATATAGTGCATCCTCTAGTGCATTGGTAAATTTATGTGACACTTCTTCATCTGTCACATCCATTCTACTCTTACCATTATGGTATCCATATTTCTTTGCATCTTCCTTTGTTTTCTGTGCATGATGTTCTGGACACAGTAATTGACATTTTTTTATCTCAGGTTGAAGTTTCCTTATATCCCATGAGGAAAGTCTCTCACTTATATTATATGATTTTTCTAAAGGATTAATATGGTCAAATTGTAAATCTATAGTACAATTACAATGTGGATGAGAACATACACCACCTAATTGTTCTATAATTTGTTGTCTTCTCTCACTATATTGCCTATTAGTCTTATCTAAAATACGTATTTTATTTTTCTTATACCATTCTGCTTTATACTTTTTACAATTTTTTGGTGGTTTTCCACAACAAGGACATATCTTCATAATAAAAAATAATAATTAGGAAACTTTAACTAATGACTCCATACTTTTAAATATACCTTCCATATTATAAAACAACTTATAATTCTCTGTTGTTACATAATGTCCTGTAATATCACTACCATCACAGTGCCACCCATATGCTATTACCTTTTCATCTTCACCATCAATCCTCATTTTCTTACTACCATCTAGGTAAGAATGGTATCTTTCATCTAAATTAAGCATGTTTTTAGGAGTAATGTGAGGACATTCTAACATAAGTTAGGTTTAATATCTATAAACTTTATACTCTCTTTATGTTTGAGCACACTTTTCTGTTGCGAATGATACCAATGCCTCTCTAACTTCTTTCTTCTGCACCTTACTCATATGAACTATTTTTATAGTCTCAATACTATCCATAAACTTATCAATATCAGCACACTCAAATTGTATTGTTGCTGCAAATGCAAGAAGTGGAATCATTTAATAACCTCCCAATGATCGTCTGATTGTTCATTAAGACAAAAAGAATAATTCCCAGAAATAGACTCAACAAATGTCAGTCCATCTCTTCTACTATTCACTCTACAACTATGTAGTTGTTTCATGTGATTTAGAAACCTATCTTGTGCTTGCCTACTCTTTGGTTTAACACATATAAACTCTGCTTTATTCATGCAAACCTCAAGATACCTACCTCAACTAATCTAACACCCCAATTCAAGAAGACAATGAATGAAGTGATGAAAATCAGTTTTTCCTTTGTAGAATAAATCACAAATCAATACTAAACTATTCATAGTATACAAACTATCAATGACTCATGCAAGTGGTCGTGTGCCAGTTCTTAGAGTGTCTATCTATCCCACTGGATTATGCAAGTTTTTTAGATTGTCAATTCAATTTATATTATATCCATCAAGAAGGTTGAATCAAATTAGAATGGATTTTCATCACTTGGTGTTGGAGTTCCATTGTCTACGACCAAAGCACCCGCTTGAACATGTTCAGCAGCAGTAACATCATCTGTGCTCTGGCAGCATAATAATCTAACATTAGATGATGTTACACTTTGACTTGTCATTGTAAGTTTTTCAGTTGGTTTCGTAAAAGAAGATGTATAAACTGGTTGGTTTACTGTAATTCTTAAATTACTAACATAACCACGCATACTATACTGAAGTGCTTCTCTATTCGCCCCTATAGAAATTGGTTCAGTGTTATCCTCCATTGAAGCTCCATTACCACTATCACTTGCCACCTCTGTTCCATCAATATACAATCTCAAATAATTTGAATATCCTTGACTAGTACCTTCTCTCACAGCAGCAACATGATACCAAGTATCTGTGGTCATAGATGCTGAAGATTGAGTTGAATTTATAACACCTGCAAAGAAAAGTTTATTATTATTATCAACACCAAATCTCCAAAGATAACCACCAGAAGCACCAGACCACCTTAAAGCAACATAATTGTATCTACTCATCGTGTCCATTTTAATAAATGCTTCTACACAGAAACTATTGTTTGTGTCAAAATTAAATACCTGACTAGAACCAGTATTGGTTTTGATGTTTTCATTAGCATCAAAAAAGACACTACCACCATTATCAGCACCAGCTCCAAGACCAAGGAACATCTGTTGCATAGGCATGATTAATTAACCTCCATTGATTATAGTATACATGTAAAATCTCATTATGACAATCCAGCTCCAGATATATATGCTGCTCCACTAGAACGGAACCATATGGTAGCCATGCCGCGACCAGCCAGGGTACGATTTCCAGTGCTTGCATCAGCAGAATTATAAAGAGTACTAATTGAAGCAGTAAGAGTTTGATCTGAACCACTATTATTGATGATTGTTACGGCATCGCCAGCAGAAAATACCCCATTGGGAATCGTGACCCCACCAGAACTAATACTTATAGTTTTACCAGCATCAGCAGCTACAAGAGTATATGCAGATGACTGCGTGTTCATTGGTATAGAACGCAGGTTGCCTTTACTATCTGATACACTTCCAGCAAACGTGGCATTCTGTGATCCATCTAAAGTTAGGGCAAGTGTTGCATCGGTTCCAAGAACCAGTGCATTATTATTGTGTTGATATTGAACATAACCTCTAAATTCAGCGTTACCACTTGTTCCATCTGAAAAGAATAAATTTCCACTATTACTTGCTCCTGTTCGGATTGTTATTCCACCAGTACCACTATTAGCAACCGTTAACTCATCAGCATTTGAATGTCCTTCAGTAGTGGTTCCTATTAATACATGTCCAGCACTATCAATTCGCATCCGTTCGGTTTCTGATGCTGATCCATCTGCTGTTGTACTGAATACCAAACGTCCAGGCATATCATTTGAGCCTGGTGTTCCATCTACAGAAGCAACAATGGTTGCCCCAGTAGAATTTAAATCAGTTCCATCATCACCTCTAAAAGTAATTTGACCAAGAGTATCACCAGACTGAAGTATAGTATTTGAACCTTTAGTTGCGTTTCTAGATTTAGTTAAATCTATTTGAGGACTACTAGAATCAGCACTATGTCTTATTATTTGTGCAGATGATGTATCAGCAGTAGTTCCTACTATTTGAAATACTCGAGCCTCTCCAGTACTTGAAGTGTGACCAAGTAATAATCTACCATTTGAATCCACACGAAGTCTTTCACTACCAGCAGTTTCTACTGAGAATGTATCATCAGCAGGAAATCTTATCTTTGTATTTGTATCATTTCTATGAGTTATAGAATCATCTGTAATAACACCTTGAGTAGCATCTACAGTACCACTAAAAGTAGCATTACCACCAAATGTAGATATACCAGCATTGTTTAAACTATCACAATCAACATTGCCTACTACATTCACACCAACGCTCGTAGTATTTAATTTAGCAGAATTATCATAGTAGATATTTACTTCTCCGTTTGGTGAGCAAAAGATTGAATTTTCATCATCCTTTGCTCTAATACTTAAATATCCAGTATTATTTCTGATAAAACTGTTGGATCCGTCGTGATATACTCTTAAATCTCCTGAAGTCCCAAATTGTGCTTCAGCATTGTCTCCAAATATTAAATTATTTGCACTTCTATCATATGTAATATCAGCACTTGCACCATCAAACTTAACATCATCAGAGAATGTAGATAGACCTGCAGTTACTATTATTCCACCATTAGTTACCCTTACACCTTTTCTTGCAGTTACAAATCCTACTGCATCAATCTCAGATACTTCCTGATAGGTTATTGTTCCTGCAACAGATACATCGCCATTTACAGTCAGAGTTGATCCATCAAATGTTAAATTAGAACTGTCTTCCAAAGCACCAGAAGAACCAGCAATAACAACTCTATTGTCTGTTAGATCAGAAACAGTTGCAGAAGCAGCAGTTAATTCTCCACTAGTGAAATTAGCAGCACCACCAAATGTAGATATACCAGCATTATTAAAACTATCACAATCAACATTGCCTACTACATTCACACCGACGCTAGTGGTGTTTAATTTTTTGGAATTATTAAAGTATAGATCTACTGAGTCATTAACTGTGGCTTGAATCATCACAGCATTATCAGCTGGATTTTTAACACTCAACAACGAACTTAAAATCTTTAAATTTCCAGTTCCACTATCTGCTATGTAAGAATGACTACCGTCGTGATATATTTCAACTCCATCTGAACTTGTTCCAAATATTGCTTTAGCACCATCATCAAATATTAAATCATCTGTACTCTTATCAAATGTAATATTAGCAGCAGCACCCTTAAATGTTACATCATCCCTGAATGTAGTTATACCAGTTACATCAACATTAACAGCAGTTAAACTGGTAGTAAATGCAACAGGAGATGTAGATATACCAGTGACATTAAGATTGCCTGTTACATCACCAGTGGTTATTATATTATTGAATTTTGAAGTTCCTGTGGTATCAATACCAGCAGCAATGTACACTGATACTGTATTACCAACTGAAACAACAGTATTTCCTGAACCAACAAAATCTATTTGAGTTATGCCTACACCTATTGCTGTACCATCTGATTTAATACCTACACCAGCAGTACCAGTTTTGAAACTTGCAAATTCAACTGTTCCATCTTGTACTGTATTAAGGGATAACGCTTGCCCTAAGAATGTACCAAAGAATGTTAAACCAGCAGAAGGCGCAGTAGTAAAGGTAATAGTAGACCCTGATACTGTATAGTCATTAGTGGGATTCTGCATCACACCACCAACACTTATCAATAACTGTGCATCACTAACTGGTGATACAGCAGAACTAGATACTGTTAAATTAAACTGAGTGGTTGAACCATTAAATCCACTTGATATATCATCTAACTCTTTAATATTAGCAGCTCTTGCTGGATCTGTACTAATCCATACTGTGCCATTCCACTCGTACCTAAAACCAGATGTGGAATCATCATATATGTCACCTGTTGAGGGCGAATCTGGAAAATTTAGCGTCATTATCCAATGCTTTTTTTATATATTTATATTAGAAAGGATTAAGAGTTAAGTGACAGCCCTCATAGCCATTGCAACATCCTTACCACCACCAGGGCCTGCCTTAGGTAATTTCAACCATGTACCAGGAATTTGAACTGGTGATGATCTATGACTATTAGTAGGACTATTTTGTCCCAACATTCCATTAGAATTTCTTCCCCATGCCCACAATGTATTATCACTCTTACGTGCCATTACCCCTATATTAGTTAAAGGAGTAACTTCTTCCCATGTAGTACCAGGCACTTGAACTGGAGAATGATTACTTGTTTTATTATTTTGCCCTAATTGACCTGAAGTATTATATCCCCATGCCCATAATGTTCCATCAGTTTTAATAGCATAAAATGATTTAAATTGATCCCCTACAGCATAATCCCATGTAGTGCCTGGTATTTGAATTGGTGATGAACGATTTGTTCCTATACTAGGTAATATGTCACCATCTCCACCAATTCCTTCATTATTTCCCCATGCCCACATTGTTCCATCAGTTTTAACTGCTAATACAGCATCATTAGAATGAGAAACACTCTTCCAAGTAGTACCAGGCACTTGAGTTGGTGATGAAAGTGATGTTGTATTACCCTGTGCTAATTCTCCATAGAAATTTCTTCCCCACATCCATAATGTTCCATCAGTTTTAATACATCCTGCAGCAGCATCACCACCAGTTGTCATACTAATTGATGGTTTAGACCATGTAGTGCCAGGTATTTGCACTGGTGATGAATAATATGTTAGACTATTTTGTCCTAAAGCTCCATGAGCATTATTTCCCCATACCCACATTGTTCCATCACCTTTAACTGCTCTATTCGCAGAGACACCTCCACCCAATTCTGTATAACCATCACCACCTAGAACTTGAGTTGGTGATGAACGTTTAGTACTAGTACCATCACCTATACCACCCTGTCCCAATCCATATATTACACTACCTTCAGAAAGCATATATTTTCCATTTACTTGACTCCACTTACCAGGAATTTGAGTTGGTGATGAATAATTTGTTGTATTATTTTGTCCTAATTCTCCACTATCATTTTCTCCCCATGCCCACAATGAATAAGGAGTTAGGAAATTCATATTTACTACTTCCTTTGCATACCAACCACCTATCTCTACATAACTTCCCATTCCTGAGTGGTTAGTGCAATAGTAATAAAGAAGAGGTGCATCAGCAGCAACAGTAATTCTTGTATATGCACCAGCATTACCTGGTGTGCCATTTGTCACCACTCCAGTGGTGTACTGTGTGCTTCCAGAAGCATCAGCAGCAGTAGCAAACCTTAGTGGATGACCACTATTACTAGAATCTGATTGATCAAATGTATATACTCCACCACGATATAGAGTAGCTTTATAAGATAGAGTTCCATCAAGATAATACTTATTACCACCAGAATCAGCTACTGTGACTGCATAGGTGGTAGCAGTTGTATCAGGGATTTTTGCTATTAACTTAAATATTTGGTTCTTTAAACTAGATCCTCCAGTAGTTTGAATTAATGTAGGTTCTGTTGCACCATCCCATACAAAACCAGTTGGCCATGTGATTGTTCTTGCTGTGCTACTATTATCTTTAGTTCTAATCAAATAAGCAACAGATACATTATCAGGATTATTGAAAGCTATAGTAGTACTAGAACTTTGAGTCATGTAAATGAGATTACCACTACTCAAATTTAAGGTAGTGCTAGTGCTATTAGCAGTAACAGATTGTTGATTAAAAGCTCCAGCAGCTATTCCTGTTAAATTACTACCATCCCCTACAAATGATGTGGCAGTTACTATTCCAAGATTTGCATGAGAAGTATTATTACTTAAACCTGCTGCATTACCAGTTAAATTACCAGCAAAACTACTTGCTGTACATATACCTAACTTTAGATTAGGAGTACCAGAGACTGCACTAGCATTACCTAATAGATTTCCAGCAAAACTACTAGCAGTTACAATACCCAACCTCAGGTTGGCATCATTAGTAGATAAACTAGCAACATTACCAGTTAGATTACCTGCGAAAGATGAAGCAGTTACAATACCTAAATTTAGGTTAGCATTAGTTCCAGTTAGATTAGCAGCATTACCTGTCAAGTTACCAGCAAATGATGTAGCAGTAACAATACCTAATTTTAATCTAGCACTACTACCAGCTAAGTTGGCAGCATTACCAGTAAGATCTCCTGCAAATGATGATGCACTAGCAATTCCTAACTTTATATTAGCACTAGTTCCAGCTAGTATACTAGCATTACCTGTAAGATCTCCAGCAAAGCTAGTAGCACTGGTAATACCTAACTTTAGATTAGCAGTGGTAGTTGATAATCCAGCAGCATTACCAGTTAGGTCTCCAGCAAATGATGATGCTGTGAATGTTCCTACATTTATATTCTTACCACCTGATACACCAGTAGAACTACCTGTAGTATCTCCTTGAAACTTAGTTGCAGTGACTAAACCAGCAACAATATTAGGTCCACCAGTAATACCAGAAGCAATACCAGTAAAATCTCCTACCATACTGGTAGCAGTGACTTCTCCTAAAATTAAATTATCTGTATTACTTGTTATACCTGTAACATTACCAGTGACATCTCCTACAAAGGATGATGCAGTCAGGACTCCAACTACTAAGTGAGCACCTTTAGCAACACTACTAGCAGTACCAGTGACATTACCTACAAAATTGCCACCTGTCACCACTCCAGCAACATTTAAACCAGGAACGGTAAATGTACCTTCAGGTGCTATCAGTTGGGCTTTTTCCTGACTCATTACACTTTTTAGTTATTTAGTCAACTTGCCTTAAAGCATAGAATGCTTTACCTTGATGCATTCCAGCAACTGCAGACCAACTAGTACCAGGTACTTGAGTCGGATCCTCTCTATTTGTTGTATTATTATGTCCTAGTTGTCCAACTTCATTTGCTCCCCATGACCATAGTGTCCCATCAGTTTTAACTGCTGCTCTTGAATAAGCAATAGATCCTATACTGTCAGCACTAGTTCCCCATGTAGTACCAGAACCAATTTGAACTGGTGATGAGTAATAATTATTATTACCTTGCCCAAGAACACCATTTGAGCCACGACCCCATGCCCACATTGTTCCATCAGTTTTAACTGCTAATGAACCTCTATTAGCACTAACAGTAGCTTCTGACCAATTAGTACCTGGTACTTGAACTGGTGATGAATATCTAACACTGGGACCATTCTCATTTTGTCCCAAATTTCCATCAGCACCATATCCCCACTGCCACAATGTTCCATCAGTTTTAGTTGCCATATGGTTGGACCATTGATCTATTACAACTGTGCGCCAAGTACGATCCCAAGGTACTTGAACTGGTGATGAACGTCTATAATTACCATCTTGATTAAGTGCCATCAAACCAGCACCATTTTGTCCCCATGTAAACAATTTTCCATCCTTATCAATTGCAAAAGCATGTGTGTCAGCTATAGCACATTGATTTTTTCCAGTAGCCCAAGTACCTGGTATTTGAACTGGTGATGAATAATTTACTCTGTTATTCTGTCCTAAGTGACCATAAGTATTATTACCCCATACCCATAATGTACCATCAGTTTTAGTTGCCATGTTATTTCTCATTGATCTAGCAACAAAACCTGACCAATTAGTGCCTGGTAATTGTACTGGGGATGAAAACCGATTTTGATTATTTAATCCAGTAGTCCCTCTCATGGTTCCATTACCATCCTCTAGTGGACTTCCTGCTAACCATAGGGTTCCATCTTGTTTAGCTGCCCAAGATAAGTAGTTGGCTCCACCAAAGTTACTAGAATTTGATATTACAGACCAATTAGTACCAGGTACTTGAACTGGTGATGAACGTTTTGCTCCTTGAGATAAATTAAGCATCAACTCACCATAACTATTATTTCCCCATACATACATTTCTACAGTTTGAGGATCATTACTAAGATTCTCCCACCCAAACCATGTTGTTCCGCCATCACGAGTTAATAAACCAAATTGTTGATAATCACTAGATCTGGGATTCTCAACAAGAGTTGGAGCAACTCCACCATCCCATTTTACAGCATCAGGCCATGTAATAGTACCAGTGCCATTAGCTCTCAAAATTGAAATCACATGTGAAGTTGAAACATTACTAAAAGCTATTGTAGTATTAGCAGTTTGTGTGAGAACTATGTTGTCGCCATTATTTAAATCTATAGTTGTATTAGAACCATTAGCAGTTACATTATTAGTAACAAAAGCTGTTGCTGCAATTCCTGTTAGATTACTTCCATCACCATTAAGGGTTCCTGTCATAATACCAACAGTAATATTAGGAGTGCCAGTAATGCCTGATGCTACTCCTGTAAAATTACCAAGGAAACTACTTGCAGTAACTATACCTGCAGTAAAGCTAGGTGTACCAGTCAACCCAGAACCAATACCAGTGAAGTTACCTATAAAACTACTTGCAGTAACTATACCAGCAGTAAAGCTAGGTGTACCAGTAAGTCCAGAACCAATACCAGTGAAGTTACCTACAAAAGTTGCAGTAACTATACCTGCAGTATAATCAGGTGTACCAGTCAACCCAGAACCAATACCAGTGAAGTTGCCAGCAAATGCTGATGCTGTGACTACACCAGCAGTTATGTTAGGTGTGCCAGTAATACCTGAAGCAAATCCAGTAAAGTTACCAAGCAATGATGTTGCTGTTATAAGACCAGCAGTTACATTAGGAGTACCACTTAAACCTGAAGCATGACCAGTGAAGTTACCAATGAATGATGATGCAGTAACCACACCAGCAGTTACATTAGGTGTGCCAGTGAGTCCTGATCCAATACCAGTAAAGTCTCCCACAAAACTACTTGCAGTGACCACACCAGCTCTAACATTAGGTGTACCACTGAGTCCAGAACCAATACCAGTGAAGTTACCTACAAAGGTAGATGTAACAACACCAGCAACAACATTAGGAGTACCAGTTAAACCTGATCCAATACCAGTGAAGTTACCAGCAAAACTAGTAGCAGTAACTATACCTAAATTTAATTGAGAATCAGTGTTTGATAGACTAGCAGCATTACCTGTTAAGTTACCAATAAATGATGTAGCAGTAATTATACCAATATTAGCATTAGTACCATCAGCTAAACCTGATGATCTTCCAGAAGTATTACCTGTAAACTTAGTAGCAGTAACTACACCAGCAACTATATTATTTCCACTATAAACACTACTTGCAGAACCAGTGACATCTCCAACCATACTACTGGTTGTAACTATACCTACATCTAAGTTAGCTGTAGTAGTACTCAATCCACTAACAGTGCCAGTCACATCACCAATAAGAGTCGTAGCAGTAACCACACCACTCACTTGGATAGTGGATGCTGTAACTACTCCTATTGGTTGTATTAATTGTGCCTTAGTCTGACTCATTAGTTTTTTATTTATTTATGATTGTTTTAGAGCAACAGAGAACTGTCCACCTCCCACATCAAACCAAGTAGTGCCAGGTATTTGAACTGGTGATGAACGTTTTACTGTGTCGTTTTGAGCTAAATCTCCCCTTTGGTTTTGTCCCCATGCCCACATTGTATTATCAGTTTTGATTGCTAATAATGAATTACTTTCAAGAACAGCAGTTAAATTAGTAGACCATGTAGTACCAGGAATTTGTTTTGGTGATGAATATTCTGTTCTGTTATTTTGTCCCAATCCTCCATACTGATTATATCCCCATGACCACATTGTTCCATCAGTTTTAACTGCAAAACTACATTTACTTCCACTTCTCACTCTAGACCATGTAGTGCCTGGCACTTGAACTGGTGATGAACGACTAGTTTTACTACCATCTCCCATTTGTCCAAAATTATTTTGTCCCCATAACCATAATGTTCCATCAGTTTTAGTTGCTGAATGTGTTCTGTTACCTTGTATTCCCACATGAGCCCAATTAGTGCCAGGTATTTGAATTGGTGAAGACCTTGCAGCTGCTGTGCTATATGCAGTATTATCTCCTAAACCATATTCATTGTCTCCAACAGTCCACAGTGTTCCATCTGTTTTAACTGCTGCAAAACCATATCTTGCTGCAGCTATTTTATCTTCAGTGGTGCTCCATGTGGTACCAGGTATTTGAACTGGTGATGAATATTGTACTGAACCTTGATTATGTCCCAATGCTCCATTTTGATTACCCCCCCATGACCATGCTGTTCCATCAGTTTTAATAGCGAGAACAAATTCCCCACCCCTAGTAGCTTGAGCCCATGTAGTGCCTGGCACTTGAACTGGTGAAGAAATAGCTCCTTGCTGTGCTTCTGCTTGATTTTGACCCAATTGTCCAAATTCATTATCACCCCATACCCATAATGTACCATCATTTTTAATTCCTACAGAAAAATCTCCACCATCATATGAACTATTATTATTAACTGATACCCATGTAGCACCAGGTACTTGAACTGGTGATGAAAGATATATATTACTATTATTTCCTATTCCTCCTATTTGATTATCTCCCCATCCCCATAATTGATAAGGTCCACTAAGTGTATTGTTATCAACAACCTCCCATCCATACCAATTGGTTCCACCATCATAAGTATTTAAAGCAAATACTTGTCCTGCTAAATTACCACTATTAAGACCTAATAATGTAGGAGCACTTCCACCAGTCCATTTTACAGAGGCAGGCCATGTAATAGTGTTAGTAGTAAGAGTTCTTGCAATAACTACTCTAGTAGATGGTGGTACATTAGAAAATGATAGTGTTACATTAGCATCATGAGTAAGATATACTGCATTTCCATTATTTAAATTAATAGTACCACTAGAACTAGCTGTTATATCTTGCCTAACAAATGCACTAACTCCTGCTCCCGTAATTCCACTACCATTTCCAAAAAAAGTAGTAGCAGTGATTGTACCACCTGCTATATTTTGAGCAGCAGATATACCAGCAGCATTACCTGGTGTGTTACCTATAAATTGACTAGCAGTGAGTGTGCCAAGATTTAAATTAGTATCATCTGAAATAGCACTTACACTTCCCGTGGCATTACCTATAAACTTTGATCCTGTAAGTGTTCCTAAATTTAAATTAGTATCATCAGAAATAGCACTTACACTTCCAGTTGTATTACCCTCAAACTTTGTACCAGTAAGTGTACCAAGATTTAAATTAGTATCATCTGCAATATCACTTACAGTACCTGGTGTATTTCCTACAAACTTTGAAGCAGTGAATGTACTAGCAGCTACATTGACATCATCTGCAAGTTTAGTTGCACTGCCTGGTGTATTACCTATAAACTTTGTACCAGTAAATGTGCCAACAGTTAAATTAGTTCCACTTTTTAAATCAGCTGCAGTACCAGGACTATTACCTATAAACTGAGTTCCAGTGAATGTAGCAACATTTATATTAGTATCATCAGCAAGTCCTGTAACACTACCATTAGCATTACCTATAAACTTACTAGCAGTTATTATTCCTACATTTATATTAGTATCATCTGCTAAATCAGTTACACTACCAGTTGTATTACCTTCAAACTTAGTAGCAGTTATTATTCCTACATTTATATTAGTATCATCAGCAAGATCTACTACTGTGCCAGTAGAATTACCAATAAACTTAGTTGCTGTAGTTATACCTGTCTGTATATTAGGAGTTCCACTAAGACCAGATGATAAACCAGTAAAGTTACCACGAAAACCAGTAGAAGTAACTATACCTAGATTTAAATTAGATGTAGTAGTTGATAATCCAGTAGCATTTCCTAATAAGTCACCCACAAATGTGGCTGTCATGATACCAACAGTTATATTTGCCCCTTGTGCTAAACTGCTAGCTGTTCCTGTTACATCTCCAATAAATCTAGTAGCAGTTATAATTCCTGCAGTTAGATTAAGTGTAGTAGAAGCAAGTCCTGTTGCACTACCTTGAATATTACCAACAAATCCACCAGTAGCAGTTGTTACTCCTGTTGCATTAACACCTGTGACATCTATTGGACCTTGTGGATCAACTAATTGGGCTTTTGGTTCTAATGGCATTATAAATCTATAATACAACTTGCTCTTTTTATTTATATCTGTTATAATACGATCAAAAAGAATATGATTATACTTACAGGTGATGAAGGTTTTATAGGTAAAAAATTCCTAGAAAAATTAACTGGCAAAGATGTAATTAAAGTTGAGAAAAGGAACAGTTGGCACTTTCGTAGCTTCACTGAGTGGAACAAGGTAGAACTCATACTACATCAAGGTGCTATCTCTGACACCACATGCACCAACCTAAAAGCAATCAATCACTTTAATGTTGAGTTTAGTGAGTGGATATTTGAACAAGCAATTAGATATAAAATACCAGTCAAGTATGCATCATCAGCATCTGTCTATGGTCATCTTAATAAAGAGAACTTAATCAATCCTCTCAACTACTATGCTATATCCAAAGTCATCATGGACTATTGGGTTCTGGATAATATGGATAGATTTGAATTAGTACAAGGATTTAGATACTTCAATGTCTATGGTGATGGTGAAGAACATAAGGAAGACCAAGCAAGTCCTGTATCTAAGTTCACTAAGCAAATCAAAGAGACAGGAGTACTCAAATTATTCAAGGGGTCTGATAGATACCTTAGAGACTTTGTATGTGTAGATGATGTTGTAGATATTGTATTGAACAATGATAAACCATCAGGGATCTATGACTTAGGTACAAGCAATCCTACCAGTTTCCAAGAAGTAGGAGAACTAGTAGCAAAGAAATATAATGGTACTATAGAATATATCCCATTCCCAAAGCACTTAGAAGGTAAGTATCAAGAATACACTCGTGCTAAGAGGGAGTGGGGTGATTATAAATTTACTACTGTTAAAGAGTATCTCCAGATATAACTCTATTACTATCCTCATCAAAGTGTTGTGTAGAGAACTCAAACAACTCTGAGTCTGCCTGTGCAACCATTTGATGACGTAATCCCCTATAGATATGGAACTTATC